CATCTCCCCAGCGGTTCCTTGCGGAGACCGCGGCCCGACCCTATAAGGTCGGGCCCCACCTACGCTTCAGGGTAACGGCGTAGGGCGTTGAAGAACGCTCTAAGTGCCGTGGATCCAGATCGGGGATACCGATCAAGCGCCAGGCCTTCGCAAGAGCCTGCTCACTCCCATCAAGGGAGTCAGCACGCCTAACCGGAGCGGCACTCAGGTACTGATATTCAGTACGCTGGAGATGCTCATTCCGGCGACAAGGCGGGACGTACTCGCTGTGGTACTCCCACCCCAATGCGGGACTATCAGCAGTAACCTGAGGCAAGGGCCCCAGGAGGGCCTCAACGGCAGTGCGAATCGCGTATGCGGTTCGCCAGTAGCCAGCTTTGTATAGCTGGTTAGACGTTGAGACGCTCGCCAACAGTCCATGAACGTCCTTCCGATCTGCTGGCATGTCGTGCCTGAAGTACACAGGAGTGACTTCAACGCCGGCATAACAGTCCGCTCCGCAAGACTCACGGAACTTTCCAGTTCCGAAAGACTTGCGTTGGTTGACCTTGAAGCCGAGAAGCTCAAGGTCTTCACAGATCGACGGTGCCATGTCCGACGGGACGACCAGGTCGTCTCCGTAGACAGAGACATCTTCTCCTAGCGTTCGGAGAATCCGTCTCGATGGACGGTAGCCCAATCTGTAGCACATTGAGGTGAGGATGCTCGTAAAGAACACCATTGCCTCAATAGGGAAACAGAGGGCAGATCCCATCGACGCAAACTTCTTCAGGTGAATTACTTCGCCTGAAGGAAGCTGCGCACGTGTTGAGCGAGCCGCTAGGACAGCCCTCAGGAATGAGGGTGCCGTCGCGAGCATCGCTCGAACGTGCACTAGGCCAACTCGGTCACTAGCATCGGACATATCTAGCGTGGCAAGCATGCCATGCGCAGATGCTGCCCGGGCTAAATCTTGATTTATGGTTTGGTCACGAAATTCAACGTGACCACCCATAAGAGACGAACGAGAAATTCGCCTCATCAAGAAACGGCCAAGACCCTGCTGTGCGAACTGCATGCACACGGGCTCGACCGCTATGACGCGAGGTGACTTAAGTGTCTTAGGGACGAATACAACCCTAACGGGTTCTTCGTCCTCAGGACCTACAATCACCGGCCACAGTTCAGTGCCATGGCATGCGGTTCCCGCGAACGGGAAGAATCTACTACCTTTCCCGAAGGTCCAGTAGTCGATTCCCGCAGCGTCAAGACGCTGATGCCAGCGCTTAAAGAGCCATTTCTGATTACCAGAAATGCGCTCTCTAGTAGCGCCAGGTCCGTGCCGTGGAAGGATTGACTCCCTCCACTCTGGTCCCAAGATTTGCGCATCCTCACAGAGGATAGCGCCGATCTCGAAGAACAGAGAAGACAGCTCGGACGGCAGATGATCTGTGACATCGCTGTCACACCGAATGTACCGCTCTGTCGCAGTGAGAACCCTAGCACGAGTGCAAGGGCGCTTCACCTTCTTGCCGAAGAGGCATATCTGCCTAACGACTCGAATGCAGTCGACAGAGGGCTCATCCAAGAGCCTACCATCCGTGTTGAACACTTGGTACAGGAATCCCTGCAGAAATGCGGGAATTCCAGCCTTTCCAGTCTTCTTGAAAGACCGGAAAGAGCCAGGGACCACGCGTCCTTCACGAAGACAGTTCTCAAAGTCTTCGCAGAAGGAAGCAAGGGTCAGAGTTATAAAACTCTCACCTTCGTGTCCAACACGCTGGAGAAGCGTTTTCACGTCTCTCCAGACGGGGGCACCACCCACTCTCCCGCAATCCTGCAGGAGAGTCACAAGGAGTTCTACGAGGCTTTTCACTTCCCCCTCCTTTTAAGAAGGTGGAAGTCCAAGGCGCTCACAGAACCGGTCGATCAGATCACGTCTCACCGTTGATCAGCTTCAGCAGGTTGGCGTCACTAGCCCAGCCGACAAGCGCTTTTGCAAGCGATTGAGCGTCTACGGCCGTGAGGTTGAACTGCGGGAAGTCGATTGTCAGAGTCGCGGTCATCGAACCCAGAGTATTCTGGGACGGGACCAGCGGATCCGAAGCGTACGAGTCGCGTCGAAGACGAGCGACCACACGGCTACGGGTCTTAAACTGATGCGACAGGATGAGGTCGTAGACCACACCATTGTCGTTCAGTTTATACTCGGACTGAGAGTCACCCCTGCTAATTGCAGGTAGCGACTTCGCAACGGTTGCGTAAGTGATCGACTGGGGGTCTGTGAACACAACGAACCTCCTGTGGCGGGTCAGAAGTTACTCCGGGACATACCCAGAGCAGCGAGGATAGCAAGTTGGCCGTTTGACAACGAGCCATACGTGCTACCCATTCCAAAAGGAGTAGCACCCATCCGAAGCTTAGTCTCCGTCACTATTTTAGTAGTGACGGTCGCCGAGCCACCGTCGATGACGGTGATCGGAGGGAATCGCCTTGCAGGCCAATTGGTCTGACAAGTAGCGATATCTTCCGTCCGTTCAGTCACCATAAGGTAACTGTACCGGGCGACAGTGCTGGGAAGGGCAGAGGTATTTAGGTGATAGTCTAAAGACTCACCTATATTCCAAAACCAATCCACGAGCCACGACCAGGGCATAAGTTCCCACACTAGTCTCGGCGTCGGTAAGGCGCCGAACAGTGCGGCCTTTGTCCTGGCGTTCCACTGCCAACTGTTAGTGTCTGGTATGTGATAGCTATAGCTAGCAGAATACCAGGACTGACGGCTGGTAGTGACCGTCCTACTCACGCTCGACGAACCGAAGACGGTTGTCGGGCAGCCTATTACGTCCGCGAAAGCGTACGAATAGGAACCACCTAGGGCGGCGGCCTCGGCTCCCGAGGAGCTGAGTCCTTGGGCCATCAGAGATGACCCTGGGCCAGAGATGATCTGAGTAGAGATCTCCTTGTTAAACCTCGTACCTCGCTTAATGGCCTTACCGTTATCTCTAACGATTTGGGCCATCCGAGTGTCAATGGTTTTCATGAGATGGTACATCTCACGGAGGTCATTGACAAACGGTCTCCAACCAAAGGCGTAGTTGAGGTATTCAGAACCAAGTCCTGAAAACCACTTAACTCGCCTAAGCGCTTCGTGGGGAATCCTCTTAAAAGGAATTCCCTTGAAGAGCGATTGGAAGGGGAGCGATGGAAGTTCCTTGAGCTCGGCGAGCCATTGGCCCATCGAAGCTAAAGGACTTCCAGGATGCGTGCGGTTCCAAGCGGCCACGAACTGAGTCCGATTCTTAGAATCGGAGATCTGTTGCGCGTACGTCTTGTTAGCTGCAAGCAACTGTTGGTACGTAGGTCTCGTCGAGCCCGCATTGGGCGCGACGCCAGCGGCTGTCCAATCGATAGAGTTACCATTAATCCGCCAAGAATACGAGTCTGAACCCGTAGTCTCGCGTGATTTATGGAGCTTATAGAAGGGACCGCCGCCGCTCCATTGGCCATTTTTCTTACGATAATGGCCTTCTGAAGCGAGGAGAACGTCCATGCTATAGTCGAGGTTGAATGCAGGCGTCCATTTAGTTGGAATCCTGTGTTCAGTTAGCCTCCACCGTGGCACAGACGCCATAGCCCGTCTCCTAAAGGAAGAGGTGTGGTTGGTGACCACCAAGGGGACCCGAAAG